GGCGTGTAAAGATAAATTGACTAACTAACTAACTAAAGACTACAAAAAAGCTAAATTACGCACCCAGCAGGAAAAATTATAAAACCTGCTGTTTCCCTAACCTTACTTAAATAAGAAATTTAGTGAAGTTGTAGATTTGCTGAAAGGCCAGATCTACTCAATCGTCCAGGTTCCCCTTTTCAATAAAGTAGTCTTCGTGACACCCCAACACTTTCATTTTTCCAGAAATATATTCATTCAAATAATAATTATAGGTGTTGATTCGTGTCAACGCTCCAGGGCAAAGTTGCGCTAGGCGTCCAGACAGCAGTGATCTCAAGTTGTCAAAATAATCTTTCCCGCACAGGAAAGCTTCCAGCAACGCGCAATTGATGTTTACAATGGTGGCTTCTAATTGGTCATCACACCGATGTATCCAGTTCGGAATTTCCTCAATTACCTCTTTCTTAATCGGACACAAAATTTCCTGAGGAAATCTATCGTCCTTCACGAAAGAACGTTTGAGGAAAGTACACTCACTAGGCTCTTTCACTCGAAAATTCAAATCTTTCTGAGCTGTAGTGATCCGCATACCCAATTCTTCTGCTATGATGCGATGTTCTGCACCGCAGAAGCCATTCACTTCATTTGTTGAGAAGAGAATGTCGTCACCATAAACGCGTATTGCACAATTGGAATGAAAATCGCAAATATCTTTAAATTCACCCCGACGTCTCCAATATAATTTATATGAATAAAGCATAAGGAGCTCGTGTATAATACAGTTGATTTCAGCTGTAATAGCACATCCGGAGCACTGACCACATGTCTTGTAAACGAGACTATTGTTCATGATCAAGAAGGTATAACACAACTCGTGCATTAAAACACTTCTGACTCGATGGTTATCTGATTGCTCAGAATCACCATAGTACTCACTAACAATTCGTGCGTAGGCTTCAAAGAATGCTGGGTGAAGCGATTGATCCCAATTGGCATAATCAAAATCCTCCCACTTTGAATTGATCTTGGAGAGCTCGGTATAAATTCCCTTCCACGAGGTAAGGGGGTCGATACCCACACAAGATGCAATCCCAGGTTGGGCGGCTCTTTGATGCTGGGAAGCTATGAAAGCACCGAAGTACTTCCTGATTAGCAAATTGTAATCCATTGGCAAGCATATAAAGACACGAGTCTTTCCGTCTTTTATCTTTTGCAGCGATCTTTTTTCATCTTTCAGGCAAGTATAGCCGAAGCTATCTTCCAGACGACGGCCTTCAAGGGCCTCCCGTTCACGAAATTCAATCCGATCGCGAAGCTGTTGCTTCATGGAATACATTTTTCGCCCATCCGCGGCAAGATATTCATCGAACCATTCGAATTTACCCTTCAAATCTGGTCGTTTTCTTTCTTTTACGAAAGGAAAGCCAGGTGAAGTGTGCATATCGATGGCCTTGTAGACTCCTTGACATCCGTTAATCATTTCAACTTCATCTAAAAGTTGATTTGGTATGTTGTTTACACAGTAGGCGATTTTTAAATATTGGGCCAACTCTTCCGTTGTTTCGCTCAAGACCTGCTGATCTACTGCTCCTATGTGGGAGTCATATCCTTTCATGTTGTATCGAAGGATATCATCGCAGTCTGGATTTTCCAAACGGGGGTCGTTCTTCCTCATCACGGAGGGGCCCATTGTTGAAGTTTCGTCATTGTAGACGAGGGACTTAACTAGTTTAGTTGTGCCTGGCAATGCCAGGGCTTTGTTTGAGTCAACAAGTTGACCCATATAAATTAGAGATTCATTATGGATGTGAGATGGTGGGTCGAATTCAGTGTCGACGCCAAGTGAAGCAAACACTCCACAGCAATCAACGCAGATCGGTTCGCCACAACCAACTCGCTCCAATGCAATATTCAGATCATCTTGGTTCAAGGGTTCAAAGAATGTTCCAGATCTTTCTCCAACCGAGGATTGTATTCCTAGGAGTTTATACGACATTTGTCGATTACAGGCTACTAAAACAGAGCCTGAATGTCCACGCTGTCCAGTGAAATTCACTAGCCAGGACTTCGACATGACAAATGAGCGGTCTTTTCCCTGTTCATCTGGGAAATTATACGCACCCATTATTTGTCCATAAGTCGCATACATTCCGTTGGAACATGTCTCCACGGTTGTACCAAATGCATTTGGTGAGGTTCTTACAATCTTGCAATTAGTAGTTTCGGGGAATTCATAATCCGCCGGAAGGAAGTGGTGCACAATATCCCGCGCAGCGGGCATAGCGGCCGAACATTTATAGACGGCAACATCTTGGTTCGGCAACACACACTTCTTTCCTTGGTCATAGATTTCCTCGACCTTCTTAATTGCACCGTTAATGGGAACATGTACAGTGAAATGAGGTTTCTTATGAATTTCATTAAATGCTTGAATCATGAAAGTGAAGAAATGATTATTGGTTAATATACAAGTGTTCTTAAGACGAAGGGCGACTTGAGCATATGTCTTGTCACCGATCGAATATGAAATTTTTACAATATGAGCACGAGATGATAATGAATCGATGATGGAATCAGCTGACGGATCGTCTCTAGCGTCATACATTCCGGATGAAGGAAAAGCTCTCGCTGATGTGAACCTTTTTGGGGCTCTGCGAGGTTTACCGGAATCATAACGCACTCCTGACGGTTCTGCGTTGTAACAATCCTCATCTGATGACTGAAAGAATCGGTAGAGAGAAATCCCTGCTGCCGCTATTCCAACGAGTCCGAGACTCCCAAGCATAAAGGCTTTACTACCTCCACACTTCTCAATTAGAGCTGAAATACACCGTCCGATACGAGTATCGGCTAGCTTTTCCAACTTTTCACTAAGTTGCGTGTGGTAGCGTGCCCAAAGCTGGGGTCGGACTCGCGGGATAAACGACAATTGAACAAAGAAGTCCTTATCGTTCTCACAGTCACCATGAAGTTTCATGTACTGTAGCAGATCTTTCTTGATGTCCTCGGGCACTATATCGAAATATGCGCCTTTAACTATCTCTCCGGCTTCCAAAGAGATCCATCGCTGTTCCATTGCATGTACAAAACAGGAGTAAGAGTCTTTTAGATCTCTAAACTCATCAAAAGCGGTGTACCGAATGTACTTTCGGGCGGCATCGTAGGCGGCCTCAAATGGTTTGGAGATATAGCCTCCAGTTGGTTGAGACTTTTCAGGACCAAAAATCCGACCACGAAGCTCTGCCAAATCCTCTTTTGAGAGTGTTCGAGTCTTCAAGATCTCTTTCTCCTTTCGATAATGAGCAACGAAATGTTTTGTTGCATCCTCAATGAGATTCATAGCACCATAAATTGATCGTTGTTTGACCAATTTCCAAGTTCCAGTTGCAGAATTAGTTTCGACTGGTTGGTAAATGTCGAAACGAACTTGTCGATCCCCCATTAGGGGTTCGGGTGCTGCTTCAGCATCAGCTTCAATACGAATTTGATAATCAATCCGCCGAGTTAAGGCATCTTGACTATGGATACTGTTTGAGGATGGTTCTTCAATATTTGATGAGCAGACGAGCATTTTCGATTCAAATAAAATTCCTTTTGAGCTCAAGTCTGCCTGAACTGTTCCGTAGGGACAATTGCTTACCCATCCAATGAACTGAAGTGCGGAAGATGTTCCTTCCAAAGCGCCATCTCGATCTTGAAAAATGTCATCGACGACGAGGCAATATTGGTTTTTGTACGATGTTAAGTACTTATCACCAAAATTAACAGCCAACATTCGTTGAGATTTGTCGGCAGGCACTTCAAATTCATTTTGCTCATAAAGCAAATCTAACATTCCACTTGCGAAAAGCGGAGTGAAGACGGATTTGCCGCGGCCAGGCTTTCCTTGGAACATGAACACATATGGCCGCATTCGTGAGAAATTTTCAGTGTAATTCTTAAAAGCAGGTCCAGTGATTTTCTGAACCGCAGCCAACATTTTTGCAGCGGTATCACGGGCTATTGCCGTCTCTCTTTCAATTGAGGGTGATTGTGCAAGGGTTGCATTTATACTGACAAGGACGCGTTCCACGTAGCTCGCTTTCTTTCGCCATTCAGAAGTTGTCATGACTAAAGAAAGGTTGCGGGTGTCAGTGATAAACGCATACATTTCGAAGAATTTTTCTTTAACCCAACCTTCTGCTGGGACGTCTTCCAATTCGACGTTTTTCACTAAACGGACGAGTTCGGCATCTTGACCACTCATCACATTATCTTCGATTAATGCATAAACCCAAGAGCAAAAATCTCTCATGATCGAGATATAAGCATAAGCTCCCGCTTTGAATTTACTGAGATTTGAACAACCGGTAATCAGCCGATCCCAGCCGTCCAATTTAAAACGTGAATTTGTCGGTTGTGAACCGACAAGATATGCAGCTACTGTAGCTGCTGCTCCTGCAAGTATCGTAGCAAGCAGAGCTGGCGTCCTCAATCCATGAGAAATAACTAGTTGCTCCAACTTAGTAGTGTTGGAACTAGTTGAAATTTCTTCGCCCATGGTTGGGGCCGCTGTCTCTATGCCAGCTGACTCTAACTGGTGTTGTGGCAAGTCCGACCAAATGTCGATCTTGCTAAGAGCAGTTTTTGCGAATCTAGTTACAAATTCTGTACAATAATGCATCAGATCTTTTGCAGCGTTAAAAATTGAAATGCCAAGATTATTTAAAAGCCATAAAAATGCAGTAAAGAACCCACTTGGCGTGGGATTGGTGAGAATTGGCATAAACATCAACAGCCATCTTTCGACGACTGTATTATCTCCACCATAAAACAATTCCCTAAATCCCTTTTGGAAATGGGAAGCTGCGGTGGCAATGCGTTTTGAGATTCCAGTTACACCTAAGGTCGGATAACATTTTTCATCCCTAGCCTTGGCTCTCTCGATTTTATAGAGAGCTCTTCGCTCAATGTGTTTGAGTTGTCTCTCGGCTTTGCGAGCTTTCTTTTGTTCTGATATTTTAGTCATTTTATTGACTTGTCGAACTAATCGATCACAAGCTCGTCTTTGAGACATAGGGCCTAGGGTTGGAAATGCTTGCTCAAACTTGTGGCCGAGTAAATAGTAAATAAAGAAGTTTTCAACTTCTTGTCTACTATAAAAGTTATCAAATACGCGATACTCTTCCTCGTATAAGCTAACCATTCGACCAAAAGTGGCAGTATCCACCCTTAGGAATTTAGCATAGAAAAATGCAAGAAAATGCTTAAATTCCATTAAATCATATTTACAAGCTCCTTGACATGAAAGGTGATCTAAATGACGCATACAATGATATTCACAGTGATACATTGACAACCAAGGAAGGTATGAGTGGCGCATCAACACCTTTTCACTTTCATAGAAAAGAAAAGGTATGTCAATTTGCCATACTCCACTAAGGTATGACAACGTATGATGAAAAAATGCATAAGCCAAATGCTCAAGTGTAAACTCTCGTGCACCTCTTCCCCAAATTTCATGTTTAAATTCATAAGAGGTGTAGAAGTTCTCCATCAGATCATCAAATCTATGAGTCCAGTGCGAGTCCAAAGTTGGCAACTCTACATCACGGTACTCAAATGCATAAGGAGATTCAGGATTCTTCTCTGCAATATAATCTAATAAAAGATCATATGCGTAGTCCGGGGTGTTCTCAATCGGTTGGTAGATTTCTTCAAAATCATCACGCACCATATTATCTATCTCAGGCAACTGAGCTGCTTGAAACAGATTTCGTTGGTACGTGTCCAGGGTTACTTCCGGGCGGAACAGACACATAACGTCATTGAACCAGGTTTTATCCATGTATTCTCTGACGCAAGCAAACAAGCTTTTCGGCTTATTTGTCTGTTCCTGTGCTTCCGAATAAGACAGGTCCAAGGGATCTACCTTTATTGGAATATTCCAAAAAGGCAGAAAGCCTCCTTCAGGATCATCGAAACGAGCCTTCAGGGAGGAGGTTGCAGGGGGGGTTTGTTTTTGAAATGAAAAATCCATGGCGGTACGTTGGGTATCTTGCAGTGCAACAAAGGGACAGGGTAGCCTCATCTACGTCAAGGGGTTGGAGCCCATACGCTTGGCTATCGCGCATGAGTAGGAATCATCCATAGCGACCACCCTATAGGTGGCACGGGTTCTCAAGCCCATGGCCGCCTAGGCGAAGGGACTACCGTAGTAGTATTCATCCTAGGAACATCCTTCTCAACCCAAAATCGAGCACGCACACGGCCTCCGCGAGGGAGTCACCGCTTCCGAGGGGCCAAATCCGATCAGACTCATATCATTACGAATGCTCAGTGCGCTACTGCAGCGTAAGTTCTTGTGAATATGAAGGGCTTTAACGTCGTATCAAACTTTTCGTGGGGCTGCCACTACTAAGCTTAACACTTCTCTTACGAGATGACCTATTCACCCAAACATGATAATGAAACACAAAGGGACAACACAAACGATTAATCCATTCCGATCTTTCCATTACAACGTATACGAGTGTCTATAAATTCTTTCACTTCCTTCAACGGTATAATCTGCGCCAGGTGGACGCAAATAAGCAAAGCGAAAATCATCGCCTCCTGCTACAAACCGGTACACACTAATCTCTGACAAATTTCTAGGCTTATCAGAAAATGCGTAAGAAACGATAGAGCCGTTCAAACACACTCGCAAAGCTTCTCGTTGAAATTTTGGACCATACTTGGTCAAAAGACATTGATAAACAGAATAATAAGGAACTTCAAATTCAAAAGAATTATCTTGAGATAAATTCGTTAATGTAAAAGCGTATCCTTGAGGATAATACTTGATTTTAGACAAATCCTTCACAAAAGTGGGATAATGCGCTACTCCGTAACAAATGTTGTACATTCGATCAGCATTCGTTACATCTTTATAGCGTAAAGATCCAGACCAAACGGAGAAAATTCGCGATAACACTCCTAACATCGTATCAAATTTAGCATAAGATGATGAAACAGCTCCACTTACTGGTGCAAGAGTTGGAGAAACAGGGTGTATCGCTCTCACGTCTGGGGTACTAAAAGGGGCATTGTCTTTATCAATAGCAACCTCAAATCGACACAGGTAATTAAACCTTCTTATAAGATCTAACAAAGAGTAACTCTCTCCAAAGCGTAATTCTTTTGGTGCAAATCCATTCCCTAAGGTTAATTGAGACACTGGTGTTAAAGATGTGTCTTTAGTTCGGTTCGATTGTATCTCTACTCCTGAAATAGTTGGATCAGCTTTCTCTGTTGGAGCCGCTTGGGGAACCATATACTGAATTCCAGGATTAGCAGGCACGAAAAGTTGAAAATCATCAGCAGCACGGATATAAACATTAATTTCAATATCGGGGGAAACATTTGAAGCAGCGGTCAACTGATTCATCACATAGAAGACTAAGAAACCTGTAAAAGTTTCATCGTCAACTATGGACGCATCAACTGGCACATACTTCAAGGGAGTTGCAGAAACAAAAGGTACTGTGAAAGATAATTTTGAAGTCTGTTGGATATCCATTGTAAGATTAGGCAATGCATTCGATGCATTTACGTAGGTTAACGAATCCTTATCATTATTGGGCACAAAAGCAACAAGTATTCGCCCTGAATGAAAATGGGTAGCTACGAATTCTACATCAAATGTAATGCCTCCTCTCCAAAAGTTAAACAACGACGATGCAAAAGCCAAATACGAAATATTAGAGCCAATTGTTTTCTTTATAGGGAAAAGGGCGTCTAAATTTTTGGGACATAACATAGGGGTAACAGGAACTTTAAATAATTCAGTTTGAGATGCTTTTGATGACTCCCACTTTAATTGGGCAACTAACATCGGAGTTTTAGCAATTCGCAAAAGGTCAAGATCATCTGACGTTGATCCAAAAACAGAAGGATCAGGTACATAGCCAGAATTAGGATCTATACAAAGACGTTGCGAACGTGATGCTCCGACAGTTATAGCCATATTTTCAACAGGAGAAATACATTTATCAGGAGATAACAATCGCGTTGGGTAATCAAATCCGAAAATATTTCCAAGATTATCAATTAATCCTTGTCCATTTCTTAGCATTTTACCCCAGTTTCCTGTGGCAAAATTTCCAATCATCCGTCCTACATTCTTCAAACCACCACCAACTTCACCAATAGTCTCAGAAAGACTAAGTTCACCGAGGGTGGGATAAGCCAATGCAGGCATCTTAGGAGTATGATAATTCATTGGAACGTGTACAGAAGCATCCTTTGCATAAACCCACACAGAAACAGTTAAAGAAGACGATGCTCCATCAGCTGCTTTAAGTGGATTTAAAACCTGCAATCTAACTTGGCCAAGATTATCAAAGCCATCAGTGGTATTCGATGTTAAGAAAGATCGCGGGTGTACAAAGGGAATAAGAAGCTCGGCGGGTTCAACTTCAGAAGCCATAATTTTAACATTAGGCAAACCACTGCAATAATAAACATCCGCACGAGGGAGCAAAGGGGCGTAGTCCACTTTTACATCAAAGCCAGCAGCCTGATTAAACGGATCAAAAGATAACATCAATTGTCCTTGATGGAACTGAGTCGCATTAACTTGAACACGAACAACAGGTGCTAACTTGTAAAAAGCGTACATTGACAAAGTTCGAGAAGCTACAGATTCAATACCTGCAAGCACTGTCGGGAAATCAAAAGCTACAATAGATGTATTTCTACCATCAGCGGTAGTCCACTGGACTTGCTCAACCAACACTGGTTTCATCAGTTGTTGTCGAGCAAACCAAGTATCATCTGGCATAGCAGCCTCAATTTGGGCAGGTAACGACATTGAAACGTCGTGTTTAGCTTGTTCGATAATCTGAGCTCTCTCCTCCAGAAAATTAGTATTCACTGCACCCTGGTGGTCCGGTGCAAGATTGTCTTCCATTGTTCTTGGTAAACTTTCCATAACTCTCTAAATTTACACAGCATTTTGAGGTTAGAGTTAATCACTCAAAGCTGGCCAAGAATCCGTTATTTATTTGAATTGTCGCGGATGCATACTTAAAAGTAGACGACAATGGTCACACATTTCGTATTCTCAGGCTTCAAAATGTGAAGGTGTTGGTAACCATCCCTACTTCGCTATCAAGAGCCTGTATTCCTGAAAGAGGTTTCTGGTAGTTGAAATAGCTTTTCGTTAAACAAGAGTCAAACATGATTCACCGTTTACATACACAAACTTAGACTTAACTATACATCAGCGCGGCATCTGAAAATCCCTGGGGCCTTATCCCCAACGATCCAGGATCGCACTAAATAATAGAAGGCTCTAAGTCATGCATGTTACTGAGTTAACATGCAG